GAAGAGTACACAGCTAAATTAAAAATTTCTTATACTACAAGAAATGGTGAATTTGGTAGTAAAGATTTTATAGTGATTAATTTATAACATGGGAAGTAAAATATCATATTCAGAAAGAGATTTTTTAGGTTTAAGAAATGAATTAGTAAACCTAACACGTCAGTATTATCCTGACTTAATACAAAATTATAATGATGCTTCATTGTATTCTGTATTTTTGGATATGAATGCCGCAATTGGTGATAACTTACATTACCATATTGATAGAACATTCCAAGAGACGGTATTAGATTTTGCACAGCAAAAGCAATCTATATTCAATATTGCAAGAACTTACGGTTTGAAATTACCGGGAAAAAGGCCTTCAGTTTCTTTAGTAGATTTCACTATAACGGTTCCTGTGTCAGGAGATAAAGAAGATGCACGTTATTTAGGTATTTTGAGAAGTGGCGCTCAGGTTAGCGGTTCAGGTCACATATTTGAGACTGTCAACGATATTGATTTCAGTTCTCCATATGACAGTAAGGGCAATCCTAATAGGACAAAAATCCCAATACTTGACGGTTCGGGTAATATTATTTCATATAATATCACAAAGAGAGAACCTGTGGTGAATGGTTTAACTAAGGTCTTCAAAAAAGTGGTGAGAGCAAATGAGGTTAGACCTTTCTTAAGGGTATATTTACCTGATGAAGACGTGTTGGGTATTGTTGACGTAATAGAAAAAGAAGGTACAACGCTTACTACAATTCCATCGGATAATGAGTTTATCACTTCAAGTAATAAGTGGTATGAGGTTAAAAGCTTAGCACAAGATTCAGTATTTCTACCTGATGCGACATCATCATCTGATGAACCTGGTTTAGTTAAAGGAAAATATAAGAAAGTATATAATAAGTTTGTTAGTGAGTTTACGCCTGAAGGTTTTGCCTTTTTAACGTTTGGCGGTGGTAATACAACAGCTCAAGACCAGTTAGATAGTTTTATAGACTTAGATGGTAATTATGATTTACTTGATTTAACGAATAATGTGTCTTTAGGTAAGACAGTAAAACCAAACACTACATTATTTATCAAATATAGAGTAGGTGGCGGTATAACATCAAATATTGGTGTTGGTGCTTTAAAAAACTTAGGTGAATTTACATTAACGTCTAACGGTCCATCATCAGCTCAGAATACTAGGGTTATTAATTCACTTAGAGCGACAAATGTTACAGCTGCTATCGGTGGTGCAGATAAGCCATCAATCGATGAGATTAGAAATATGGTGGCTTTTAACTTTGCAGCACAAGAACGTGCGGTAACTATTAAAGATTATAATATATTAATTAAAACCATGCCCTCTAAGTATGGTTCGCCTTCTAAGGTTTCTGTGTTTGAAGAAGATAATAAAATTAAAATCAATTTATTATCTTATGATTCACAAGGTAATTTAACCGATAGTGTATCTAATGTATTGAGGCAGAATATTGCTGAATATCTTTCTGAGTTTAGAATGATAAATGATTACATTGAAACTCAAACTGCTGAAATTGTTGATATTGGTGTTGAATTAGACGTTATTATAGATAGAAACGTTAATAGTACTGAGACACTTTCAACTATAATTAACAAAGTCACTGAGTTTATGGATATAGACGGTAGAGAGCTAGGCGACCACTTATATTTAGGTCCACTTAAAAAAGTGATAAGTGAAGTTGGCGGCGTGGTTAATATTAGTGACCTAAGGATTATTAACCAAACGGGTGAAGGTTATTCAGATACTAAAACAAGTCAACCATATATTGATGAAGATACTCAACAGGTACGTTTAACTGATGATACTTTATTTATGAGGTCTAATCAAATATATCAAGTTAGGTTCCCCTCTAAAGACATTGTTATTAGGGTAAAAACACTTAGTGCACCTCAAATCTCGTAGGTTTACATTTTACAATATACCCTTATTTTTATATGGGAAAATACGCTTTTTAGTATTTATCCTAAAAGGGTTATATGTCAAAATCATTTAGAATAAGAACAACACCAGGAGAGGATAAAAATATCCGTATTAATATCGAACAAGATTTTGATACGTTAGATATATTATCTCTAAAGTTAACGCAGACCGATGTTTACACTAGTCTGTGTGCAGACTTTGGTGTCGTTGTTGGTAGAGTATTCACCAATGGTGGTTACGGGGTTCCCAATGCCATGGTATCTATATTCGTACCTATAGATGATTCTGACGAGGATAATGAAATTATAAGAGAATTATATCCGTATAGAACGGTATCATCGAAAAATGACGAAGGGTATAGATATAACCTTCTACCTAAATCCCAACAACATTCAGGTCATACACCTACAGGTACATTTCCTGATAAAATTGAAGTTCTAACAGATAGTAATACTTTAGAGGTATATGAAAAATACTACAAGTATACCGCTAAGACTAATGAATCAGGTGATTTTATGTTGTTTGGTGTACCATTAGGTACTCACACCATACATTACGATATGGACTTATCGGACATAGGTTGTCAGTCATTGGTTCCTTTTGATTTTATTTACGACGGAACTAATGAGAATAAGTTCGATAACTCATATACTTTCAAATCATCAGATAATATAGACAGTTTACCTCAGATTATATCTACTCAGAAAACGGTAAATGTTGAACCCTTTTGGGGAAACCCTGAACTTTGTCAAGTTGGTATAACTAGAAGCGACTTTGACCTAAAAGAAAGAGGTGTAAGGATTGAACCTTATTCTTTATTTATGGGTGGTACATATACCGATAGTGAAAATAATGCCGTTAGGGTAAGATGTAATGTCGACAACCAAATGGGTGAAAAGTGTTCTTTAACCACAAATGCGGGGGATATTGAAGCTATTAGGTTCTCAGGGCATTATGAAAGTGATATTGACGGTAGGATAAACTTAGAGAGACCAATATTAGAATCTATCAAGTTAGATAGCGAGATAGATAGTGACGGTAATTTTTTTGTTAGGGTTCCGATGAATTTAAGATATATGACCACCGACGAGTTTGGTTATATGGTGGAATCTAAAGACCCTTCAATAGGTATACCCACCGAAGGTAAATATCGCTTTAGGATGTCTTTAAGAGACGATAGCGGAGCTAAAAACACATTCAGGGGTAAGTTCTTGATTCCACAAATAAAAGAGCATCAAAAGAACCCTTTAGGTAGGTACGAAGATATTGATGATAAATCATATGCTTTCTCTTTAGATATAGATGATTATCCTGTCGCAGCCATTGATGATATTTCAGGTAAAAATAATTCTTTTGGGTATCCTAATGATTATTTTTATGCCTTTAGATATCATAGAACATACACGGTTTCAGGTTTTATCAATCAGTACTATAACGAATCAGCGTTCGAGTCTTTATTTGGCGGTATTTTTACTCGTGATAGGAGAGAATCATTTTTAGGTATTAAAGAAATTCAACCTGAAGCGCAAGAAGATTGTAACGATAACAACCAATATTTCCCCATTACTGATGCCGTACCAAACAACAAGTTTAAATTCTTAATAGTTATATTCTTAATATTATTAGAGGGTGTTTATTTAAGAGTAACGCAATTTTTATTTGATATAATTGTTGAACTAATATTAGACCTTTCTGATTTTATATATGGCATTAAGATACCAATTATTAATATCAGACCGTTCGGTGGCTTAGCTGATAGGGTTGCGAATTTAGCGAGAGCGATACAAAAAGTAACATTAAGAAATATCGGGTTGGTTAATTACCCTGATTGTATTGACTGTTCAGGTGAGTTAGAGAACATAGACACAGAGAGCAACCCTGCTGGTATTGTGTATGATATATCAGTACCTGATGAAGATGAGTGGGAAGATATAGTTGATAATACAAACCCAATATATACAAATAGGACATTTACGGAGGCATATTCTGATTACGACGCTGGTCCACCTGAGGTTAATGCGAATTTGGACGAAAACTTATATATACCAACAAACGTAAATTTACAAGGGGATTCAAATTATATTATTGAGTACCAGTTAAATTCAAATTTAAACGGTCTATTATTGGTTGGGTATGGTACACAATACCCTTTTGATGTTATCACTTCAACCAATGCCTCTTACATATCTAATGTATTTTCAACGCTAAAAAGTGAAATATTCCTTAATAATGGTATTAGTGGTCAACCGTTAGATACTTTAGTTGCTAATTCCGCACATGATGTTGACGGCGATTTTGAAATAACAGCCATTTATTACAATGATACATATACGATGGGTAATGGGTCATCGAGTAATCTCGATAATTCCGAGTACGGTTGTCAAAAATACGATATGATTGTTGACGAGAAGGGTAACATGGATTTAAAAGCCTACTTAGATGATAATGATTACACTTACTACCTATCAAACCCTAACGACTTAGATGATTATCCTAATGTTATAAATGACGCTGAGGACCCATGTACTTTTGAGCCGTCGAGTAATGGCATATTAGTTACTGTTTCCGCATATGTTGATGAGAATGACGATTATACCGATATTAAGAGAGGTCGTAGATTAGCAAAAATAACACATGGGGTTGGAACACATTCGGGATATAGTGAATTTAGAGATGGTGTATATACTTTAGTACCTGCAGCTGGTAGAAATCAAAGATTAATATCTGATTACTTAAGAAGAAAAAGATTAGGTAAGTTATTATGCTCGGGTTATATTTCATATACGTTTGTCAATTCTTGGTTAAATGGGTCACTTTACTTTTTCCAATTTAGAAAAAGAAAAGGTGGTGAAGACGCTAAGTTCTGTAAAGATTTAATATATCGTAAAGAAGATGGGACAGGCACCCATTATTACTATAGGTCAACACCATATTATAATGGTCAGTTTATTGGTTTAGAGAAGAGTTTTTATTCACAATCTAATGGTAGAGATTTTAAAGAGATATTATATCCAACAACGATTGTTGATTTAGGGCCGAGAAATACATTTATTAATGAAATATGTACTGATGAGTCATTAGACGTTAACTGTTCTTCAACAAGAAGTTTAGGTTCCACGTCGTATAATGATATTAGCGACTTAATGGAGTTTATATTACAGTCCAAAGAAGCAAGTGGTAAAGGTAGATTAGACGCTAGTGATTTGTTTAAAAGTAGAGCATTTAAACATATTGATGGTGATATTGCTCAGTTACTAAACTATAACTCACAGGTGGGTATGTTAGGATACAATGACGAATCCGAAGATAGTCCTTACTGGCCTGACGGCGGTACTATTATATATGACGGCGTAGGCGCTGTCGGGATTAACTTCTTATTTAGCGAGCAAGATGAGGATGTCATAACTCAAACTAACGGTGCGCTTTTAAGACTATGTATTAATGGTGTGGGTAATTTAACCGAAACCGCTCAGGAGATTCCATATTATAAATGGAATAGAATTAGCGATGGTTTTGGTGGGCAATTAGGTAATAATAGATTTTTAAATAATCAGAATTGGGATAAGTACAATATACACAGTACCAACTACCAAGGTGGTTGGGTCTCTGACGGTTTATTAAATCCTGACCCTGACGGTACTGATGAAACAGGTGCATACTATTTTGATAACGACAATAACGGTATCTCAATTGAATCTTATACCATCCCACCAATCAGAGATTGTGAAGACGAAAACTATGCGGTTAATAACATACCGTTGGGTGGTCCATTCCTTTTCTATTTTGGTTTAAGAACTGGTAAGACTAGTTGGAATAAATTTATAGAAAAATACGGTCCTAAGTAATGTCAGAGAGAAAAAAAATAGTTTTACCCGAGTTTAGGTTCCAAGGTTCTGAAGAATCGGATTTAACGGTTAAGGTCCCGTTACACCAAGATAGTCGAAATATTGTCGAGGGTGACAGGACGGTAATTTTAAATCAATCAGAACAGTACGACGTTGAAAGGCAAAAATCAGACAAATACAGGATAACTGGTATACTTAGACCCATATTTTCTAATG